AACAACAACTGTGCCAACTGGCGCACAAAACTCTATTGGTTTAGATGTTGAAACTATTAACAAGAAGTTTGGTATTGCTCAGATTATTGAGGCAAGCAACTGTTATGACGCTATTGGTGGGAATGTTACCTTGTCTTTTCAGGCAAAAGTCAGTTCAACTACCAAGTTAGACAATGTGAAATGTGCAATTGTTGCGTGGTCAGGAACTGCGGATACAGTAACCAGCGACATCATTAGCGCATGGAACGTAGAGGGTACAAATCCAACACTAATTGCTAATGCAACGTATGAGAATACGCCAACAAACTTAAACCTCACAACATCTTTTGCTTCTTATAGTGTGACTGCTAATGTTGATACTGCAAGCACCGAAAACATAATTTTGTTTATTTGGTCTGATGTAACAGACACGACTCTTGGTGATTTTCTTTATATTACAAACGTGCAGTTAGAAAAAGGCTCAACAGCAACAAGTTTTGACATCAGACCTTATGGGACTGAGTTGGAATTGTGCCAAAGGTATTATGAGAGGATTGGCGTTGATGGGCAAAGAACATATTTTGCTTCTGGTGTATGTAGAAGTCTAACCGAAGTCCTTGCTTTTATTCGCTACCAAAACAAAAGATCTGCTCCTACAATAACTGGCCCATCTGCCGCCTCCAGCTATACAGCAAACACCACAGGCACATATCAAAGCACAGCGGGGGCTACTTTTGGGGTAATTAGTAATATTAGCGCAAATCTTACTGTTGATTTTCCTGCCAGTTTAGTGGCTGGTCACAGCGCCCTTTTGTCTGTCAGACAAGATAGCAACTCATCATATTTTATTGGCATATCATCGGAACTTTAATTATGTACAAACTCACTAACGCCGACACAATCATCCGATTGGCAGACAACGCATTTATTCCATTTGACCCCGCCAACACAGACTATCAAGAATACCTTGTTTGGCTTGCAGAGGGCAACACACCACTTCCCGCAGATGAGGTACACAATGACAACATTTGATTGGAAAATTCTCGAAATCTCTGCTGATGGCGACTTAATCACCCACGCCAAATATCATGTGACTGCTGAAGCTGACACAGGCGAAAAGGTGGAGACTGAGGGCAATTGGTGGTTTAGCGACAAAATTTTGAAAAAACCCTTTAATGAAGTAACCGAATCTGATGTGGCATCATGGATTGAAAATGAGACTACCCAAAACGGTGTAAACCTTATAAAATCACGATTAGAGGAACAACTAGCGTCCCTGCAAGGGAATGGAGTTGTTGTTGCCCCTTGGTTACCACAGAAATTTGTGCCAAAGGTGTAATAAATGACAACCCCTTACGACATTATTAGCAGGGCGCTTAAAGATATTGGTGCATTGGCGGCTGGCGAATCGCCATCAGCAGATGATGCGCAAGATTCATTCGATATGCTGAATGATATGTGCGCCCAGTGGTCAAACGAAAACATGATGGTCTTTTATAAGACTGAAATCATTTTTCAGACAGTTCAAAATACCGTGCAATACACACTTGGCCCGTCTGGGTCTGTGGGGGCATCTTTCACGGGTTCAATTTCAGGCACAACCTTAACCGTTCCTGTTAATGGCGTAATCTCTGGCGCAATCACAATGGGCATGACCATTACTGGCGCAGGAATCGCCGTAGGAACAACCATTGTGGGGTTTGGCACTGGTGCGGGCGGTAACGTCAACGAGGGCGGCACATACACCGTCAGCATTTCCCAAACCGTGGCAAGCACAACAATCACTGCTTACTATGAACGCCCCTTAACTATTGAATCAGCGTTTGTTCGCGTGGCTACTCAGCAAGGCGGCTCAAATATAGCTGGTGGCTATTTGGACTACCCTGTGGCGATCCTGAGTTTGGAAGAATATCAATCCTTGGGCATCAAACAATTGAACGGCCCGTGGGCAAAGATGATTTACTACCAACCTAGCGAAAATTTGGGTACGTTGTATGTTTTCCCCAACCCATCTAGCGGTGAACTGCATTTGTTTACAAGCACAATTTTCCGCACATTTGGTTCGCTATACGACACAATCGCATTGCCCCAAGGCTACAACATGGCGCTGCGGTGGTGCTTGGCTGAACGCCTAATGCCTATGTATGGCAAGGCTTCAGCTACACAGATTCAAATGATTAACGCCTTTGCTGGTCAAGCCAAAGCCACAATCAAGCGCACCAATATGCGCCCAGCACAAGTGTCGCGCTATCCTGATGCCTTGATGGTTGGACGGGCTAAAGACGCTGGCTTCATCATGGACGGCGGCTTCCGATGATTTATAAACTAGTTAGAATGGTGGTTTTAAAAAGGAATTGCCATGAAAGCTGGAAGACCTCAAAACACGCCGAAAGTGTTGTGGAGTAAAGTTGATGTTAAAAACAAAAATGAATGCTGGCCTTGGAAAGGATCAATTGAAAATGGATATGGGCGAACTTGGATTAATGACAAAGGTTATTACGCCCACCGAGTAATTTTTAACTTAGCCTACCCAAATATGATTGAACTTAGTGCGCCAACCAACAAGAAAGCTAAAGGCTTTTTAATGCACATTTGCGACAATCGTATTTGTTGTAATCCCAATCATTTGCGGGTTGCTGATTTGCGCGAAAATAATTTAGATGCCCAAACAAAAGGCAGAGTAAAGCATAAAAGCGGCGGGGATCATCACCGTTCTGTTTTTACCAATGAACAGATTGATGAAATCATGTCTATGCGTGACAATGGCATAACCGCAAGAATGATTGCCGAAAAAATGAACGCAAATAGATCAACCGTCAAATCCTTACTTTTGAGAAGAAAATAATGGCAGATTTTGGTTTTGTCGGCCCATCCTACGAAGCGCCAAGCATCTACCAAGATGCCCAAGAGTGCATCAATTTTGTGCCTGAAATTGATCCTTTGAAGCAGCAGGGGGAACGTGGGGTGGTGGCGCTGTACCCAACGCCGGGGCTGACTGCATTGGTTTTATTTGAAAATCAAGAGGAAATCAGGGGAATGCGTACCCTGTCGGGCGGTGACATTTTGGTGGCTGTTTGTGGCCCATATGTCTATGCCTTGACTTCTACCTACACAACGACAATGGTGGGTCAGTTAAACACATCCGCAGGCATTGTGGGCATCACCGACAACGGCGTAAACGTTTATATTGTGGACGGTCAAAATCGTTATACATGGCGCATTTCTAGCCCATCTGCGGCGGTTTTTACTGGCTCAATTAGCGGAACAACCTTAACGGTCACCGCAATCACAAATGGAACAATTGCCATTAATCAGGCTTTGTTTGGCGTAAACGTAACGCAAGCAACCATCATCACTGCTTTGGGTACTGGAACTGGCGGCGTTGGTACTTACACTGTTAACCAAAGTCAAACTGTGGCTTCCACGCAAATGAACAGCGCCACAGCGGGGGCGGTTGTCACGGGATCAATTTCTACAACTACCCTAACTGTAACGGCGGTGACTAGCGGCACATTGTCTGTTGGTCAAACAATTCAAGGGTCAACAGTAGCCGCACAAACCATCATCACAGCCCTTGGAACAGGCACAGGTGGCGTTGGAACATACACGGTCAACAATTCCCAAACAGTCACTTCAAGAACGCTGTATGGCTTGAATTGGTCGGTTTTGCCAAGCACAGATGGGGCATTTACCAGCGGTAGCGCGGTTGATATTGTGGACAACTACTTTGTCTATAACCGCCCTGATACTCAGCAATTTGGTGCGTCTGCGGCTTTGTCGCCCATTTCGCCAGCATTGAGTTTTGCAAGCAAAGATGGTTCACCTGATGACTTGGTGACGTTAATTGTTGATCACCGCGAGATTTATTTGCTAGGTGAAGTTTCTAGTGAGGTTTGGGTTGATGCGGGAACAAGCCCATTTCCATTCCAAAGAATCCCTGGCACATCTACCCAACACGGTATTGCTGCCGAATTTAGCGTGGCGCGGCTTGGTAATTCTTTTGCATATTTAAGCCGAAACATTCGCGGTCAAGCCCAAATTGTGCAAATGAATGGCTATGTACCGACAAGGATTTCCACCCATGCGGTTGAAAATTCTTTGACCAATCAAGTGGTTAGCAATGCTGTTGCATGGACTTACCAGTTAGAGGGGCATGAAGTTTATGTAATTAGCTTCCCCTCAATTAACCTGACTTGGGCTTATGACGTAGCTTCAGGTATGTGGCATAAGTGGTTATATACAAACAATTTAGGTCAATATGAACGTGCGCGGGGTAATTGTTGCGCCCAGTTCCAAGGTTTGGTTATGGTTGGGGATTACGCCAACGGCAAGATTTACAAACTTGACCCGCAAAATTACACAGATGATGGACAGCACGTTAGGCGTTTGCGCCGTGCGCCGCATTTGGTGGCTGACTTTCAGCGGGAATATTTTGATGAATTGCAGATTCAGTTTCAGCCCGGCGTTGGTCTTTCCACAGGACAAGGGCAAAACCCCCAAGCTATGCTGCGGTGGTCTGACAACGGCGGCTCTACTTGGTCAAACGAGCATTGGACTACCATTGGTTTGATTGGCAAGTATGCTAACCGTGCCATTTGGCGGCGGTTGGGAACAGCAAGGGATCGAGTGTTTGAAGTTTCAATTTCTGACCCTGTTAAGGCGGTCATAATTTCAGCAAACTTGAAATCTAGCGTAGGGGAAAACTGATGGCATTACTTCCAGTAATACAAACACAACCATATCCACAATCTGAGTTTTTGGACGCACAGACCAAAAGACCAACACGGGCGTGGCAACAGTTCTTCATTAACTTGTTGAACTTTACCAGTGCGACTACTGCCACCGCAGGGTCAGGAACATTGCCTGCAAGACCTGTTGGGTTCATCAACATAACTGTGAATGGCGTGGCTTACAAAGTGCCATATTACAACCAATGAACGATTTACTTGTAAACAATGTGCCAACCCGTGAGCAGATCGAAAGACTGCAAATGGAAATGTCTGCCATGCCTCAATCTGAATTGCAATTGGCGGCTGATGCCATGCAAACAGAACATTATTTTCATGCTGGGATGTATGCAAGAAAGTTAACTAGACCAGCAGGCACATTGATTGTGGGTAAAGTTCACAAGCAAGACCACTATTTTTTGTGCGCCAAAGGTGAAATAATTGCATGGTCTGAAAAGGGAATGGTGCATTTGTATGCGGGGGACATTATTGAAAGCAAACCCGGCACTAAGCGAGTCACTTTGGCGGTAACTGATGCAATTGGAATCACATTCCACAAGACTGACAAAACCGACTTAGATGAAATTGAAAAAGAAATGATTGAATCTGATGATCTTGCGTTGTTTGATTCTTCAAACAAATTGAAAACGCTAGAAATTAAAGGGGAATAATATGAGTTGGATTGCAGTTTCGGCGGTTGTAGGGGGTTCATTAATTTCTGGGCGAATGGCTCAGAAAGGCGCACAAACGCAAGCTGACGCAATGCGGGAATCTGCCGCATATCAAAAGCAGATGTTTGATATTCAAAATGCCCAACAGCGCCCTTATAGAGAAGCTGGTTACAGCGCATTAAAAGACATTTCTGCAATGAAACCTTATTTGACCAAGCAATTTGGTCAGAAAGATTTTGAAGCAGGAATTGACCCAAGCTACAACTTCCGACTTGCCCAAGGCAATTTAGCAACCACTAATTTGGCAAATCAAGCTGGCGGCTTAATTGGCGGTAATGCTTTGCAAGGTTTGACAAACTACGGTCAAAATTTAGCAAGTACAGAATTTGGAAATGCGTTTAATCGTTTTCAAACACAACGAGCAAACATTTACAACAATCTAGCCTCTATTGCAGGCATGGGACAAACATCCCTTGGTCAAACTGGTCAACTATCATCTAATACAGCAGCAAATGTAGGAAGTGCTATTTCTGGCGCTGGTTCAGCGCTTGGCGCTGGTCAGGTTGCAATGGGTAATGCTTTAGGGGGTGGCTTGCAAACTTTTGGCAATCAACAATATTTGTCAAATTTATTAGGCCCACGAGGTGCGCCCTCATCCAACTATAATGTTTCGCCAACTAATTATGGTATTACTCAAAGCAACCCAGATATGGGCGGGGCGCAAGGTGTAAGATTTACCGCATCATAAGGATAAAAAATGGCAGATTACACCCCAGTCGCATCGCAATCAAAGCCACCGCAGCCAATGACCTTGGCTGACATGATGAACCTTGCAAATAGCACGCAGGCATATCAACAAGCGCAAAAATTAAATCCTTTGCAAGTTCAAGCGGCACAACAAACTGTTGAGCAAGCAAGGAAAATGAATCCTCAGTTGTTGCAACAAGCAACACAAACAGCGCGTACAGGTGAAATTGCTTTAGGTGTTGAAGAGCAAAAAGATCTTGAGCGCAAGAATATGCAAACATTCTTTGCTGACCCAAATAATTTTCAAACCAATGGAAGAATTGATTTAGACAAGATCAATGCGGCTGTTCCAAAAATTGCGCCTTTAACTGGCTCAGAGTACATCAGTAAATACAGCACATTAGGAGAAGCGCAAACACAAGCTATTAGCGCAAAACAAAATTTAACCAAAGATCAAAGATCAATGATTGGGCAAAGATTTAGTATTTTGGGAAGAATGGGCGTTCAGGACAAAAATGCTTATATAGCTGAAATGGATTTAATGAAGCAAGAAAATCCTGACAACCCTGATTTGCATAGGCTTCTTGATGCTTATAAAACCACTTGGACTAACACAATGCAATCTGGCCCTAACTTGCCTGGACAGGCAATTGCAGGCGCGGCAACTTTAATGTCACCACAGGAACAACAAGCACAGTTTGGGGCTAAAGTTTCTATGGACGCACAAGGTAGAGTGTTAACAACAACTCCAAGTGTTACTGGCGGAAAGCCAACTGTTGACGTTAGCATTCCACAAGGTTTGCAAGGTCAACAAGGCGGCGTTACAACTGGAGGTGCGGGTTCTGAGGTTGCGCCGGGTGTGCGTTTGCCATTCCCAGTAAGGAGGCCAGATCAACCATATCAAGCCATGCCAACTGAAGAAAAAGACCAAACGGCTGGATTTGATTACAGAAACAATTTGGTCAATGCACAAGCTAATTTAGCGCAAGGTCGCCGCAATGTTGATGAGGTAATCAGCCAAGCCAACAAAATTGGCGATCAATTGTATTTTGAAAAAGGCGGTGTGGCAGGCAAGGTAGAACAAAAAATTCGCATGGCGATTGGAAGTGATCAATATGATTTGCTTGCAAAAGACTTGGCAAACATGGCTATTACCAATTCCAAGGCAATGGGTTCTGTTGGTGGAACTGTCGCAGGATTAGATATGGCGGCGGTGGCAAATGGCACAATTAAAGTGCCGCCTGAAGTGTTGGTAAAAATTGCCCGTAGGGTTCAGGCTGATCAAAGAAACCTTGATATGCAAGCCAGTGGCGCACAACAATTTAGTCAAAAATATGGCGACAACAACATAAAAGCATATCAACAAGCATGGAATGCAAACGCTAGAGATACCAAAATCTTTGAAGCCATGAACATTTTGGAAACAGAATCTGATCCCAAAAAAATGGAAAGCAAATTTAAAGAACTGTTTCCATCTGAAAAGAAACGCAAAACCATTTTGAAACAATACAGAAATTTAAAAAGCATGGCAGCTACTGGTGTGCCAGTAGAACCACTTAGCCCAGAGGATTTCTAAATGGATGACTTTGAAAAATTTTTAAGCGGTGGTTCAGCGGTAGCAAGCCCTCCAAAACCTAGCACGGCTCGCGTTTCATCTGAAACCCAAAATCAACGTGAACAACAACGAAGAGCAATTCTTGAAGATGAATTAAAGAAAAAACAAGCATCGGCGGCACAAGGCAACAAGATGGCTGAAGCTGATGCTGCGGCTTTGATAAGAGAAATTTCTAGAATATCTAAAGATTCAACAATAGCGCCTAAACCTAGCACTATGTCAGGCATTCGCCCTGATTTACAACCTGACCAAGTTGCACAAGCCCCCAAAGCATCAGGTGACGCATTAGATGCGTTTCTGTCGGGCAAGCCTGTAACTGTTGCCCAACCAAGCCAAACACAAGCTGAAAGCACCACAAGCACCCAAGAGGGGACAATGGGCGCTTATGTACCAAGACGGCAACCCGTTAACAAGGTGCGCCAAATTATTGGCAATGTTTTGCAAAAAGGTTTTGAAACCCGTCAAGAATTAGGCGAAAGAACTGCTGGCGTTGTTGATACTCTTTACGGTGTTGTGCCTGCAACTTATGGGGCAGTAACTCAAGCATTTGCAAGAACTGGTCAAACACCCGAACAAGCAGAAAAAACAGGGCAGGTAGCCGCCGCAGCAGTCAGTCAACCTATTGGAAAATTTGCAGGCATTACTGGCAAAGAAACATATCAAAAACCATTGGGCGGCGTTACTGAGCCTATTGTTGAACAAGTTAATAAAATGTTTAACGTCTTGGGCATGACCCCTGAACAGATTTCAGAAAAAACTGGAATTCCTGCGCCTGACATTAGAAACATGGTGGTTATTGGTTCTGTTGCGTTGCCGCAAGCTGTCAAAGAAGTTGCGCCTGTTGTTAAAAGCGCCACACAACCTTTGCGTCAAATGGCTGGTGAATTGGAAGTTGTGCGTCCCGGCACATTGAGCAAAGCAGAAGCGCAAGCACAATTTGAAGCCCGTCAAGCGCCAGCAGGAAGCGCAGGCGCAGCCGCTGCACAAACCAATCCTTTTGCTGGCAAGATTACTGGGGAAGAAACTGTTCGCGGTCAATTCCCGCAAATCAAACTTTCCAAGACTCAAGCAGATGTGCCTGTTAACGAACAAATATTGAGGTCTCAAGCTGTTCAAGAAGTAATGCCCGATGTTGGCGTAAGACCCGGCGTGGTTACGGGGAACGAAAATTTACTGCGTAATGAGCATACAAAAGCCAAATTAGACACGCCTGAGGGTGCAGTATTTAAAGAACAAATTGCCAAAGAACAAATTGCCTTGTCCAAGTATGCTGAAGATCGTGTAAATGCTACTGGCGCATCACAGACATTAATCAATGATGAACAACGTGGTGGGCGCATCAATGATGTGTTTCATGGCGTTGACCCAAGCGAACCATCAAGTGCTAGCATCACTGGATATTTGAATCAAGCAAAAAATGACATTTACAAAGATGCTTATTCAAAAGTTGGTAACAACCGAATTAATACATCACACGCTGATGCTTTGTTTGTTGATCCACAAATCAAATCAACCTTTAAGGCTGCTGGAACTTTAAATGTTTTGCAAGGCGCTAAAGAATTGATCCAATTGGCAAAAACTGATGGCTTTAAATTGCCTGATGGCACAATTGCTCAACCCGGTTCTGTGGCAGCGTTTGACCATGTTCGCAAAACTTTAAACAGTCCAAAAATTTGGTCGCGTGACAAAGCCAGTTCCATTAGAGAAATTAACCAAGCAATTGATAAAGACATTGCTGCGGTTGCTGATCCTGCGTTATACAAACTTGGCGACAAGATTCATCAGGTAGAAAAAAGTTTGTTGGGTTCTAAAGGCATCAATAAGTTATTTGGTGAAGTTGATCAGAACGGCGTTATTACATCATCAACCCCATTGGAAAAAATTCCATCAAAATTAAACAATTTGCCCAAAGACCAATGGCGGCACGTTCGTGATACTTTAGATGATTTGGCAAATGGTCGCATTAAAGGTGCGCCAGAGGGTTTGCCGCCAATCCCTGATGAATTGCGTCAAGCCGCCGCCGCTGCAAGGGCTGAAATTGATGGCGCATTAGCCCGTGAAGTCTTTAAAGCTGGCTCTGACAAGATGGGCGTATGGAATCAAAACTCTGCTAACAAAACCATGAATTCAGTGATTGGCGAAAAGATTTTGGAAACATTCCCACCTGATGAAGTGCGTAGATTTCATTTGTTAAATACGGTTGGTCAGATAGTTCCCGGCATTCACAGCTATGAGGGCGCGGCATTGCAAGCAAGGCGCGTTGGAATCATTGAGGGTAATTTGCCAAAAATTGGCGCGGGTGCTGGCGCGGCGGTTGGTGGATTTGTGGCTGATGTGCCGGGCGCTGCCGCTGGTACATTCTTGGGTCAACAAGCTGGCGCAAAGTATGCCGCACGGTTGGAACAAAACGCTTTGACTAAAGCTGCCCAAAAAGCCAAAAAAGAAATGGCAAAAGCCGCTGAATTAAGTAAACAATCAGGGCAAAATAAACTCAACGATTTGAACAAATAAGGACGCATCATGGCAGTTAATCTTTCGCCTATTGGCAACGGTCAGCAATTCTTTGACAACACAGGATTGCCATTGAATGGCGGTCTGATCTATACCTACCAAGCTGGTTCTACCACGCCCTTGGCTACCTACACAGATGTGAACGGCACAATTGCCAATTCAAATCCTATTGTGTTGGATTCATCAGGTCGCACACCCTCTGAAATTTGGTTAACTTATGGCTTTAACTACAAATTTGTTGTTCAAACTTCTGCTGGCATAACACTTGGCACATACGACAACCTTTATGGAATTATTGGAGTTGCAGGCACAAGCACAGGCACAACCATTCCCACGGGCATGATTTCTTTGTGGTATGGATCAATTGGTAGCGTCCCTTTGGGTTGGTATTTGTGTGATGGTACAAACGGCACACCTGATTTGCGTGATAGGTTTGTTGTTGGCGCGGGTTCAACTTATTCTGTTGCGGCTACAGGCGGCTCAAAAGATGCAATTGTGGTTACCCATACGCACGCAACTACTGTTAACGACTCAGGACATAATCATGGTTACTTCAATATGGCAGGCTCTAATGGGTCATTTAATGCTGGCGGTGGTGTTGGTGATAATGGTGGACAAAACGTAACTACTGGTAATAGAACAACAGGTATTACTGTTACAAACGCTTCTACTGGCTCTAGCGGAACAAATGCAAATCTTCCCCCGTATTACGCCCTTGCGTATGTGATGAAAAGCTGATCATGGAAATTGATCCAGTTAAATACGGGGTGCTTTGGCAAAAGGTTCAAGACTATGAACGCCGATTCGATCAAATGGAAACCAAGATTGATAAATTGGAATCATCCATTGAAAAGTTGGTGGCGTTGGCAAATCAAGGGCGTGGCGGCCTGTGGGTGGGCATGGCGCTAGTATCTGCTTTGTCCTCTGCTGTGGGCTATATAAGCCATTGGGTAGGCAAAAATTGATCCATTCACCGCAGCCCTTGCCGCCATCGCTGCAATTAAGCAGGCGGTATCGTTTTACAAGGACTGTAAAGCGGCATCCAAAGATGTGTCTGCCATCACAATGGAAATTTCTGGTTACATCGGCAAATTTTTTGATTCCCACGAGCAAGTCAAAACTGCCGCTGCTGAACAAAAGAAAAACCCGCCAAAGGGTAAGTCACTAAAAGCCCAAGCCCTTGACAACATTTTCAAAGAAATGGAGTTGGAACGCCAAGCAGTAGAGTTAAGAGAATTGTTGATCTACGGCGTTGATCCAGCCCTTGGTGCGGTTTGGTCAAAGTTTCAAGACGAGTTTGAAAGATTGCAGGCTGAACAAGAAAAGGAAAGATTAGCGCAAGAGGCAAAAGATAGGGCTGCATTATGGCAACGAAAGCAAATGCTAAACAATCTGCAAGACAAGGCGTTAATAATCGGGGCAATAATGATAGTTACTATATACCTCCACCTACTGTTCCAAGCAATCCGACAAATGAGGATCATCAAGTGGGGTTCTTGATTGCTTTTTTAAGTATGGTGGTGGTGTTTGGGTTACTGTTGCCAATCCTTGGAATGATGTATTTAGATATTCTTGAAGCCAAGCAAGAGACAAAGCGCCAGCAAGAAGTAGTGCAGAGGTTGATCAATAAAACGGAGGAAAACAAATGATTCCCATAGTTGCATCCCTACTTGGTAGCCTTGCCCAAAACGGGTTAACGCTACTGTCTAGCGCCATCCAAGCCAAAGGCAAGGAAGTAGTTGAAAACACCCTTGGTGTAAAGATTCCTGATAACCCAACCCCTGAAGATGTATCCAAGCTGCGCCAGCTTCAGTTTGAACATGAAGAACGCCTGTTGGAATTGGGCATTGAAAAAGCCAAGATGGAACTGGCTGAATTGCAATTATTTGCTGATGCCGCAAAGAATGATGCAGAAAACATCACAGACCGTTGGGCAGCGGATATGGCATCTGATTCTTGGTTATCTAAGAATATTCGCCCTATAAGCCTTATAGCTATTTTGGCGGCTTATTTTATTTTTACAACTATGTCCGCTTTTGGGTACAACGCTAACGAGGGGTATGTAAATTTGCTAGCTGGCTGGGGACAGCTAGTGATGGGCGCATATTTTGCAGGCAGGACTGCTGAAAAGATTATGGAAATGAGGAAAAAATGAAAGCCAAATTAACTTTCCTTGTGACCTTAATGGTCAGCTTTACCCTGTGCATTGTTGTTGTCGGCATGGTGGGCGTTCTAATGGGTGGCTTATTTGATCCCTTGGTTGACAACGCTGAAATATTCAAATTGATTAGCCCCGCATTCCAAACCATTGTGGGCGGTTTTATTGGCTTGCTTGCTGGCGTGAAACTGTCCCACGGCGAAACAGATGGAGAAGAAAAATGAGTTTAAGCACTGAACAAGCGGCTTTCCTACTAGATGCCTGCAAACTAATTCAGTACGCTACAGAACAGGGTTTTATGGTTACTGGTGGGGAACTAGCTAGAACACCTGAGCAGCAGGCTTTGCACTTCAAAGCAGGGCGATCCAAGACCATGAATTCAATTCATTTAAAACGCTGCGCCATTGATTTGAACTTTTTCAAAGATGGCAAGATTATTTGGGATAAGGTGACTCTTGCCCCTCTTGGGGCTTATTGGGAAACTCTTCATCCAAAGAATCGTTGGGGAGGGAATTTCTCCAATCTTGTGGATTGTCCACATTTTGAACGTGTGCCAGCAAAATAGCAAAAAGAACCAGCGTTCCAACCCCAATGATTGCGCCAATCACCAAGGCAAAGACCGTGGCAATCACAGCACACTCCGCATTTCCCAACCCATTAAAAAGTAGTTCCATCGGGTTTGCAGGGCTGGCACGTTGTATCTGCCTTTTGTGCTGCTAAAGTCTGTGTGACCCTTTGAACGCATCATTGCCTCAAATACTTGTTGTGCTTTTGTCATTTCTTCATTCCCCTGATGTAAATAGCCAAACTGTCTAAAGTGTCTTGACCAAAGGCGGTAAACTTTTTAATTTCCTGCGCTACCTCTTCAATCACTCCATTGCGTAGTTCGTCATAAAACTCCTGTGCAGACTTGGGTTTTAGAAAGTTTGCCTTGACAGCCTCTTTGCGTTGCTTGGCTTGCCGTTCAATGTCATTAAATGCTTCATCTTCTTCGGTCATATTAATTCCCTTTGCATCGGTGTGATTTTCCATTCGCGTTCCATGCGCCCTGACTTGGATTTGACAACCTGACCCGTCAAGCTGATTTCGCCATCGCGTTCTAGTTCATGCAGCCGCCTAGCCACTTGCATGGATTCCAAGCCTGTAAGGGCAGCAATGCCATCTTTACCCAGTGCGCCATGTTTGGTCAAGCAATCCACAATGATATGGGCGTGGCGGCTGGCAAGGTCTTTTGCAGACCCTGCCGCCTGCCAACTGGTCAAAGGGTCGGTGTTTCTGACTCTTGGATGCAGCATGGTTATTCCTTAAAAGGGTATGTCGTCACGCATATCTTCAAAACCGCTTTTTGGGGCTTTGGGCGCTTTCTCTTCATCAATGTCGTAGCAATTTGCCCAACCCTCCCAGCCACCTTTAACTAAAGGTATTACATCAATTTTAATTTTTAAATATTCGCCATCTTCAAACAAATTACCAATAGTCTGATACCGTTTTTTTTCTTGACCGTTTTTGTCTTTGTATGTACCTGTAATTACGGTAATTTCTTTAATTCTTTTCATGGTTGGCTTTCAATGTAGTTGGTTAATTGTTTGACTTGGGAATCGACTTCAGCTAAAAACTTGATAATTTCTTTTTCAGTCTCTGCGATATATTTGTCATCACGATCAATTCGGATAACAAATAATTGCGCCTTTTCAGGCATTCGGGGATCGAACACACAATAATCTGCCCATTTTCTGCCTGTACACGCAAGCTGAAATTGAATCTGGGCAAAATATTTTGATGGGACTTTTTTGCTTAGTAGGGTTTCCACCATGCCTTTGCTTTCGGGGCATTTGATTTCGCAAATTCCATCTTCATTAATAAGGCCATCTGGACTAGCGCCAGCCATTTCAATTGTGGGGTGTGGCACAAACCCAGTTTCTTGCACAAAGTACCCTTGGCGCAATTCCAAAGCCGCCCTAGCAAAAGGTTCTTGGTCAATGCCCCACTGCATGGCTTGGGATGTAAACCCCTCTGCTTTGGTCTTTGTAATGCGTTCTAGCACCAATTGCGTGATGTAAGTATCGCGGCTGGCGGCATAACCTGTTTTGGTCTTTGCCATCACATCCGCAACTTTACTGGCGGTAACCTTGCCCAATCGGGCGGCAAACCATTCTTCAGTCCGTTGATCCATCTTTAACCTCCAATTTTGTTAATAAAAGGGTGTATATAGCCAAATCAATTTGGCTGGCGGCTTTATAGGCACGTTTACGCAAATCAGCGGTGCGGTCAAATTCAGGTATGTCTTTAACCGCCCTTTCCAAATGCCATTGGGTTAATTCTTCCAAGGCGCGTTTTGCCATGACTAATGTGTCAAGGGATATTTCGTGTTTCATTTGATTCCCAACTGTGCTTTTTTAATATCCTTGCGTTCAATAACTTTCTTTTTCCATACAGTTTCATTATTGGCAGCTTCAAGCGCCAATTTATAGGCTGCAAAAAGTTCTTCTTGCGTGAGAGTTTCATCCATTGCTGCCATCAAGTCAGTTATTTGATTTACATCAACTGTAGATACAAATTCTTTTTTGCCGCTGGCTGCGTTGCCATCATCATCTTCAGGCGCTATGCCACAAGCCGCCATTAAGCTGTAACGCCTTGCATAAGTTAAAGCTGACCCATAACCTTGTGGGTCATGTTTAGCGGCTGGCACAAAGATTTGCCCACAATTAAGCATTTCGCCAGACTCATGGATAAACACAGTCTCCACCAAAATGCCATCAGGGTGAGGCTGGTTTTGTTGGACAAGCGCAATGCCGTTATTGTTTAGCGAATCCATCACAGCGTTAATACATGATGCAAGATCAGCATATTTGCCGCCTTTGCCATCGCGCCGAAACGCTGGATTAACAGATTCTTTGAGTGCTGGCCCAAACGCCTTTTGTGCTTTGACCAATGCGGTTGCAATTTGTTTCATGGTTTCTCCTTAGTATGTGTAACGTGGGCCACAAGTGACTTCCACAATAGTTTCCACCGTGTAGCCATTGATCTTGCGTTTTGCGTAGATGGGGATGGCACGAAGCCCTGCGGATTCGCATTGCTTAACCCCATCAATTACTTCATTCCTGCCCATAGGCTGGATTTGTTTATCCATCACTAGTTCTTGGGTGGTGTTAGGAATGATGATTGGTTCAGGGCGTGGCGTATACACAGGGGCTGGTTGCTGACTAGCGCAGCCAACCAACGCTAAAAGTAAAAGTGCGTATTTCATTTTGATCCTTAAAAAGTTTTGTTGAAATGACCGTTGATGGCACTTGCCACACGCTGGTGGCTGGGTGGTTCGTAGCCTGCGTATTTTTTAACCTCTGCTTCAATCCATTTAAAGTGGAGTTTTGGAATGTCATAGGTAATGTCTAAACCATCTTTGTAAACAAAAATGTCAAAGTAGCCATCTGTTTCATGGTCTTCACCCTCAGACCAAGACCATTTAACGGTGACTTCATCCCAAATCAAAAAGGTGATGAATTCACCCTCATCGCCATCAGTTAGCATGATGCCCTCCAAACGAAAAGATCAAGGGCAACCACTACAATGGCTGCAATGGAAACAATCCACAGGCACACTTGCGCCCAATCGGTTGGTGTGGTGTATTTTTCTATTTCAAACATGGTTGTTCCTTTAATAGTCTTGACCAGCACGTGCGGGTTGTGCGCCTAAAAATTCAGGGTTGTAAGGTGCTTTGTTTTTAAATGGGGAATTGGCTTTAAAGTTGTAGCCAAGTGTTTTTAACGCATCAGTTGTGTCAGCCAAACTCATGGCATTAACTTGTTGGCTTGTGTAGCCAAGGTTAAGCAAAGCCTTGCGTTGGGCAATTGCTAAAGTAACCATCCAGTTGCAGTTCATCATTTTGTTTCCTTTAATAGTTAATCTTGGGGGTCGCCGTAAGGGTGATATACCTCGTCATATTCGTTGTCAAGGCCGTTGGCGTAATCGCTAACATCACCCAACACGACACGCAAGCGCATATACAAGTCTTGAGCATCATTAGCTAAAGTAATGTCAAGGTCTTTGGCGGTAAATAAAATTTCTTTTAAGTTTTTTACAACCAAGTCACATTTGTCGGCAAGGTCATAAATTGCGGTAATTTCTTGAGTATCCATTTTGTTTCCTTAAAGACCCTATGCGTTGTGCTGGGGAATGAATGTATTGTTAAGCAAACTTAATCACAGGTCAACAACTATTTGCAATTATTTTTTAGGGATAAACCCTAGTGTTGCTATTTTGTTAATCTACCTTACAATTAAGTAATGACTAAACAAGAACTTACCAAACTCGCAGGGTCACAGAGTGAGCTTGCCAAAATATTAGGTGTTTCCAAGCCAGCGGTGTGCCAATGGAAAGAGAAAATCCCCGAATTAAGGTTGCGCCAGCTTAAAGACTTGCGCCCCGAATGGTTTACACAGGAGAAAACATGAAAAAAGCACTTTTGGCGGTTTGGATTGCAGCATCAACTACAATGGTTTGGGCATCTTGCACATACAGCACTTATTCGGCAAATGGTCGGATGTACACCTGTACAACTTGCTGCTATGGAAATAATTGCCATACCAACTGTTATTGATGTAACATTGTTTGAAACACGGCTAGGCAAGGATTGATCCCCTTGCTGAAAAGAGAACAGACCCCTCCTGCCGAGGTTTCTTTTAGGGTCTTGTTGAGGTCTGAAAATGCATTATTACCAATTTAATATTGGCGACTACCGAGCCGCCACCGCACACTTATCTAATGATGAAGATTTGGCTTACCGCCGACTTTTGGATATGTATTACGACACTGAAAATCAAATCCCATTGGATACCCAGTGGGTTGCCAAGCGCTTGCGGTTGGATACCAAGGTGGTCAAGGTTGTCTTACAGGATATGTTTAAGCTAACTGAAACAGGCTGGCATCATGGTCGATGTGAATTAATTATTGAGCAATATCATGCGATGGCTGAGAAAAATAGGGCTAATGGTCGCCTTGGTGGGCGCAAAAAGAACCCAGTGGCTTCCGACTCGCAACCCATCGCTAAGGCAACTATAAACGATAAACCAATAACGATAAACGATAAACCAATTAAAGAGAGGGCAACTAGCGTTGCCTGCCCCCATGACGTAAGTCCACAGGTTTGGCAGGATTGGTTGCAATTGCGGAAAACCAAAAAGGCATCAGTCACCGAAACCGTGGTGAAAGGCGCAAGGGTTGAAGCTGGCAAACTTAATTGGACACTTGACCAATTTTTGATTGAATGGTGTACCCGTGGCAGTCAGGGGCTAAAAGCTGAATGGGTCATTGAAAAGCAAACCGCTACGCAAAAAGCCGCTGCCAACATGAACCTGTTGACAAGGGGAATGTCAGGCCCAAAACCAGCGCCATTTTGGGCTAAAACCGAAAACATGGAGGTGATTCATGAAGAACCCAAACGATTGGTGTGATGTGGACGCTGGCTTTGACTACATCTTCACCCGTATGAGTGCAATCTACGGCGCAAACTTTGCGCGGCATTGGGATGGAATTGATTTGGTTAACGTCCGCACTGAATGGCAACGGCAGCTTGGCAAGTTCTTAACTTACCGCCCAAGCATGGACTACGCGATTGACCGCCTTAACCCTGACTTTGTGCCAAGCGCCATCAGGTTTAGGGAATTCTGCAATGCAGGGCCAGCTATCCCACGAGATGAACAGCAGATTACCTACAACCCCAAGCCTGTTGATCCTGAAGTGGTTGCAGAAGCCAAACGCAAACTTGCGGAGTTAAGGAAAAGCTATGAATCTTGAACACGCAAAAGCTATTCTTGACCGTGTGCGCGATGGTGTTGCCTACCCAAGCCACACAATTGACAAGGCGCTAGAAATGACGGGGGACATTGATGGACACATCAAAGGAATGGATGCGGATAACCGAAGCGCGGGAGTGGATCAAACGCTATCGGAAAAAAGTGGTGGAGGAGGGGAAGCAGGAAGCCGCTGGGTGGTGGCAGATGACCTTATCCGACATAGCAAAAAAACGTGGACGAGCCGCCGCTGACCAATTACGCCAAGACATGACCCATGAGACACGCAAAAAGAGTTGACGCAAACCAAGAAGCCATTGTTAAGGCTTTAAGGGATGCTGGCGCTTTTGTGTGGGTCATCAGCCTGCCAGTTGACCTTTTGGTTGGTTACAAGTCCCACACGTTCTTGGTGGAGATCAAAACAGACGCTAGGAAGCGTTTAACAGCCCTACAAGCCGATTTTTTTGAAAATTGGTCAGGTAGTACCTTGGCGCGGGTTGATAGCCCTGAAGCCGCTTTAAGAATGATTGGGATATTGAAAAATGAATAAAGTAACGCAAGAAAGACTTAAAGAAATTTTTGAGTATATTGATGGGCATTTTGTCTGCAAAATTCCACGTTCAATTCTAAAAATTGGAGATGTTGTAGGCACTCAAAGAAAAGATGGTTATGTTGAAATTTGTGTTGATAAAAAAATTTATTTAGTTCATAGATTGGTTTTTATGTTTTTCAATGGTTTCTTTCCAAAAGAAATTGATCATATTAACAACATAAGAAACGACAACAGAATTGAAAATCTTAGAGAAGTAACGCATACACAAAATCAATGGAATCATGCAAAAAGAAAAAACAACACAAGTGGTTTTAAAGGTGTTGATTTCAACAAACAAAATAATAAATGGCGAGCACAAATAAGACAAAATTCTAAAAAATTACATCTTGGATCATTTTTAACGCCCGAAGAAGCATATCAAGCATATTGCAAAGCTGCGATTGCTTCTAGAAAAGAATTTGCTAGATTAGATTGATTGGAGTATTAAAGTGAAACCCGAAGAAGCCGCCCAAGACATACGCAACAAAGCCGCCGCGTACGGTGAAGCCAAAGCCCAACGAGTTTACCTTGAAGAATTCCGCAAAAGTCAAAAGGCGCTGCTGATGAAAGAAGCCTTAGAAATGGGGTTTGAAGCCGCTAATGCCCAAGAACGGGAAGCCTATGCAAGCCCTGTTTACCAAAAGGTGCTTAACGGGTTGGCGGTTGCTATCGAGCAGGAAGAAACATTGAAATGGGAAATTGAGGCAAACAGGCTTGACATTGAGATTTGGCGCACACGCGAAGCCACCAACCGAATGCAAGACAGGGCGCACCAATGAAATGTCCCGAATGTGGGACTTGGACAATCGTTAAAGAAACCCGAATAAGCACAGACAACAGCCGCCGCCGCAGACTTGAATGCGCTAATGAACACAGATTTACAACCTTGGAGACAATAATTGTTTCAAAAACACGAATACGTCAGATCAAAAAAACTGCTAAAACTAGTGGCGGGGCTTGATTGCCAAGCCTGCGGGTCGGGCAATATGGTGCAGGCAGCGCACAGCAATTGGGGCGGCGGTAAGGGGCGCGGCATTAAGGCTGATGACAATTTGGTCGCGGCGCTGTGCCTCAAATGCCATTTTGAAATAGACCAAGGCAAAGACTTAACTAAGGATGAACGACAGCAAATGTGGTTAACGGCGCATATGGGAACGGTTCATGCATTAACTGGCGCAGGGCTATGGCCTGCTGACGTTCCTTTGCCTACAATCGAAGCGCAGTTGTCTTGACAGGGGGGTGTTGCGCCCCCCTTTTTTTTGATATAGTGGCAATATGAATGATGAAGTAGCCGAATTCGTAGCGCACCTGTTGCACAGTTCAACGGTGACGCATTTCATGCATTGGTCAAGCACCAACTATGCAAAACATAAGGCGTTGAAAAAATATTATGCAAAAATTATTGATTTGGTTGATAGATATGCCGAAGCGTACATGGGCAAATATGATCAGCTTAAAAAATTTCCTGAAGAATTTCATACAGAAAAAGACCCAATAAAGTATTTGGAAAACATGAAAGAATTTGTGGAAGAATCCCGCAAGGAACTACCACAAGACACAGAATTGCAAAATTTGGTGGATGAAATCGCCGACTTGATCAATTCAACTTTGTATAAACTGAAGTACCTTGAATAAGGAAAAACCATGAAAAACATGATGAAGAACGAACCCAAGGGTTACGGCACAAAAGCAATGATGGCAGGCAACCCCAAAGCATCCGACAGCACAGGTGACCAAGGAAGCGCCAAAAAGGGCATTCCAGCCGCCAAAACCAACATGACAGGTGCTGACAAGGCATTTGATGGTGGACGTTCTAGCGGCGTTTGCTACACCCATGATCGGAAATGTAGCCAGTAATGGCAAGCTGCGCCGACTGTAAGTTTTTTTTGAATGCCCAGATCATGGGCAGTTGCCGCCGTTATCCACAGACAATTAACAGGCACATGAACGATTGGTGCGGAGAACACGCATTAATTGAACGTGTGATGGTTGATTTGCCTGTGTATGACATTATGACCGACACCATTTCTGAGCCTAAAAAGCGCGGAAGAAAGCCAAAGAATGATCAAGCCCCTGCATGACCGTGTAGTTGTTCGCCCAAATGTTCGTAAGTTGTCTGACATTATTTATGTCAACAACAAGGAATCATTTAACGAGGGAACGGTTGTGGCGGTTGGGCCAAAGGTTGATCAGACTCAGGTTGGCGACTTCATAAAGTATGGCAACGGCGATTATCTGAACTGGCCCGTTCATCACATTGATGGGCAGGATTATCAAATCATTCAAGAAGCCGACATTTGTGCGGTAGTGGAGGCGTAATGGCAAAAACTGGACTTTATGCAAATATTCATGCAAAACAGGAACGTATAGAGGCGCAAAAGGCTGCGGGTAAAAAGCCTGAACGTATGAGAACGCCGGGTTCTAAGGGCGCACCGACTGCGGCGGCATTTAAGCAATCTGCCAAGACTGCCAAAAAATGAAGAAGCACGACAAGCCCATTTCGCACACCACCACGGGTAAGGGTAAGACCTACAACCCAACAGACAAGGGTGCTGGGATGACCGCTAAAGGTCGTGCTGAATACAACGCAAAGAACAACGCAAATCTCAAGCCGCCTGCCCCCAACCCCAAGACTAAGGCAGATGCTGGGCGAAAAGCCAGTTTTTGCGCTAGGATGGAGGGGGTGGTAAAACACTCGAAAGGCCCAGCGGAACGGGCAAAGGCCAGTTTAAAAAACTGGAATTGTTAAATCCCTTTTGGAAAAAATAAAGGAAACATCATGGCAAATACAATCGCAACAGGCGTAGCTTACGCAGACCCCGAATTCGTATCAGTACAGGTTGGCAATTCAGCCGTTCCAGTAGCTGTTACATCAAGCGGCATCATTAATGGCGCATATGCCACAACTAGCGCCACCAGTGGCGACACCCGACTGACTTATCAGCGGCTGACATTTAGCAGCACAGGAAGCGGCGAAACCATTCGAGCATTTAGCGTGGTTACTGGCGCCGGCGCTGCAACTGGTGGCACGATTAATGGCGCACACGTTAGCTTAAGCGTCAATGGCGTTGGCACTATTTCTGGTGCTGGTAATGCTTTGCGCGCTACGTTGGGCGGCACATCGACCAACCCCGGCGGTACATTGGCGGCAATTCAAGCTGACTCTAACTTTGCCACTGGCGGCACTTGGACAAACGCATCATTTATTCGATTCACTAACAGTGGTTCGGGTACGGTTGATAATTTGTTTAACATTCCCGCAGCTTTGTTTGTAACCAGCACGGCTACTATTGCCAAGACTTTAAGAGTTGTAGCTTCAGATGGTACGCCTTACTACATCATGTGTTCAAGCGCGGCATAAATGTTAAAGCATCCCGACCCCGAAATTCAACTTTTGGTAGAGATGCTAGAAAGCCAGCGGGACAATGCGATGGCGCAGGCCGCTGCTCTTTTTAGGGAAAACACCGAGTTAAAGCAAAAGTTAGAAGAATATGACAACAGATCAAATCAAAGCGAGGATTGAAATTTTGACTGCCCAAGCCAAACAATTGGAACTAAACCTCCATGCGATCGGCGGGGCAATTCAGGACTGTCAATATTGGTTAAACGAATTGGAGAAACCAAATGCCGCTAATCAAGTCAATGACACCCAAGGCGTTGAAAGCGAACATCAAGGCTGAAATAGAAGCTGGCAAGCCTGTAAAGCAGGCGGTTGCGATTGGCTATTCGGTCAAGCGTGAAGCGGAAAAGGCTAAGAAAGCCCCAAAGAAGAAGTAAATGCCAACCCTTGCCGACATTTATAGCGCAATCAACACTGCCAAGCGTAAGGGGTCGGATTTTGTTCAAAACCCTGTTACCAGCTTGCAGCAGATGTTGGGCAACGCAAATGACCGCGCAAGGGTTTACAACCAAGAAATGGTTCAAGCCGCCCAGGGGTTTGGCGCACCAGCTAGGGGTCAGCAGGCTACACCTGAACAATTAGCGGCGCAGCAAAGCACAATGGACACATTTGCTGAAGCCTACAACCCTGCGGGGATGGTTGTTTATCATGGTTCGCCCCATTTGTTTGAAAAATTTGACGCAAGCAAAATTGGCACTGGTGTTGGTCAACAGGTATATGGCAAAGGTCTTTATCTTGCTGAATCACCAGCTACGGCTAATGAATACAAAATAAATTTATCGGGCTATTCATCAGGCGCAAAATCAGCTTTGCGACAAAACAACAATAATTTTGACGAAGCAATTGCCGCGCAAAATCAAAAATTACAGCATTACAAAGATTTAATTGCATCAGGTGGTGGTGGCGACATAAACAGAGCAAACAGTTTTTTGCAATTGACAGAAAAAAACATTCAAGATTTGCAGACAATGAAGCAGGGTGTTGCTGAAAACAAGGGCGGTTTTTACAAAGTAGATTTGCCAGATACCCATATAAGAAGAATGCTTGATTTTGATGCGCCATTGAAAAACCAGCCAAAACCAATCCGCAACCTTGCCAAATCATTGGGTATGGATATGAATGATCTTGGCGGCGATTTAATTGGGAAAATTGGCAAAGGTGATGAGGGCAAGAAGATTTTGCAAGATGCTGGCATTCCCGGCGTTAAGTACTACAATGAAATGAAAGGTGGCCCTGACCAGTGGAAACGCAATTTTGTTGTGTTTGACCCAAAGCACCTTACAATTCTTGAACGTAACAGCCAACCAATCAAATGACAGATACCATACCCGTCCTAGAAAAGCGCCCAGTAGGTCGCCCCACCCTATATGACCCCGCATATTGCGGCAAGGTTGTGGAATTAGGGCGCATTGGTAAGTCTGTTGAACAAATCGCGGCAATATTGGATGTGTCATTAAGAACAATGTACTCATGGCGTGATGCACATGAAGAATTTTTGCACGCCTTGGATGATGCTAAGACTTATGAGCAAGCATGGTGGGAAGAGCAGGCATCTGCTTACATGGTGGAGAACAAGGAAAGTGACCGATTGAACGCCACGCTGTGGTCAAGGTCAATGGCTGCAAGGTTTCCAAAGAAGTACAGGGAAAGCACAAAGCAAGAAATCACGGGTGCAGACGGTGCGCCATTGCTTACAGGTATTCAGGTGACATTTGTGAAGCCCAATGAGTGATGTATCAAGCGCCATTGCCAATGCTGAATTCCCGATCAAGCTACAAGGCTTGTTCAAGCCATCACGCTACAAGGTAGCCTACGGCGGCAGGGGTGGGGCTAAGTCTTGGGGTATTGCTAGGGCGTTACTGATTAAGGGCGCAAAAGACCAGCTACGCATCCTATGTGCGCGAGAGTTTCAGACCAGTATTAAGGATTCAGTCCACAAGCTACTATGTGACCAGATTGAAGCCCTCGGATTGCTTGGGTTCTATGAGATAACCCAAAACAGCATCAGGGGCAGGAACGGCACAGAGTTCGCCTTTGCTGGCTTAAAAAACAACATTGCCAACATCAAATCCTATGAGGGCGTAGACATTTGCTGGGTAGAGGAAGCGCAAACCACCAGCCGATTAAGCTGGAACGTGCTGATACCTACTATCCGCAAGCAGGGCAGCGAAATATGGATTTCGTTTAACCCTGAACTAGAAACAGATGAAACCTATCAGCGGTTTGTGCTTAACCCACCTGATGATTGCATACAGATAAAGATTAACTGGTCGGACAATCCTTGGTTTCCTGAAACGCTGAAGCTAGAAAAGGACGCACTAAAGAACCGTGACCAAGAAGCCTATAACCAAGTGTGGGAGGGCTTATGCCGCCAATCGGTGGATGGCGCAATCTTTGCCAAGGAACTACAACAGGCTGAAGTAGAGGGCAGGCTAACCCGTGTGGCTTATGACGCTACAAAGCCTGTCCACGCAATCTTTGACCTTGGTTGGTCTGATAGCACTTCGATTTGGTTCTTGCAGTTTGTGGGCATGGAAACCCGCCTGATTCGGTACATTGAAGATAGCCAAAAAACCATGACCCATTATTTGGCAACCATGCAGACGTTTGGCTATGTGTACGACACAGTTTGGCTACCCCATGACGCTGAGAACCAAACACTGGCAGCGGCTGGGCGTTCTATTGATGACATTGTGAGGGCTGCAGGCTACAAGACGCGGATTCTGCCAAGAGTGCCAATCCTTGACTCAATCAACGCCGCAAGGACAATATTCCCAAGCTGTTGGTTTGACAGGGAACACGCCGCAGAGGGGATTAACTGCCTGCGCCACTACCGATACGAGGTTGACCCAGTAACAGGGCAGTTCAGCCGCAATCCGCTACATGATCACTATTCGCACGGGGCTGACGCATTCCGCTACATTGCCCTGATGATTCAAGACACACCAAAGCGCAAGCCCAAGGCACAAACCGCCACAGTTGGCAGTTGGATGGGTTAGTGTGATAATTTGGTAACAGATTCAAAGGGCTAAATATGGCTTACCAAGACGCAGCAGGAAAAGACGACAGAATAAACAAAGCCATCGCCTTTTGGCGGTTGGTTAATGATGCAGACTCTACAAACCGCGCAGAGGCATTGCAGGATATTAAGTTTGCCGCTGGCGATCAATGGCCTGTAGAGATACAGAACAGCAGGAACGTAGAGGCTAGACCTTGTTTGACCATCAACAAGATTGATGCTTATGTGCGACAGGTAACCAACCAACAGCGGATGCAACGCCCGCGCATCAAGGTACATCCTGTGAATAACTTGGCTGATTACAAGATCGCCCAAGTGATTGAGGGCATGACCCGCCACATTGAGGTTAACTCCAACGCTGACACCGCCTACGATACCGCCTTTGATTACGCTGTGCGGATGGGTTGGGGCTACTGGCGCATCAATACCCGCTACACAAGCGAGGATTCGTTTGATCAGGAAATCTACATTGACACGATTGACAACCCGTTCACTGTGTACTTTGATCCCAATTCAATCCTGCCTGATGGGTCAGACGCTGAACGCTGTTTGATCACCACGGTGTTGGATAAAAAGGTTTTCAAGGATTATTACCCTGACGCTGATGATGGCGCTAACTTTACCCAGCGGTCAACAGGGGATGACACGGCAAGCTGGATCACCAAGGAAGATATTAGGATCGCTGAATTCTTTTATGTTGAACGTGAACGTGCCAAGCTGTATTTGCTAAGTGATGGCACACGCCAATTTGCTGATTCGGAAAGGTTCTTTGAACGTGTGGAAGCCGCAGGATTGACCGTGGTGGATGAACGCGAATCGTTCCGCAAGGCGGTGAAGTGGGTCAAGATGACCGCTATAGAAATCTTGGAAGAAAAGACTTGGGCTGGCAAATACATTCCTGTTGTTCCCTGCTATGGCGCACAGGTTATCGTGGATGACAAGCGCAAGAAATATGGCTTGGTGCGTTTTGCTAAAGACCCGCAGCGTATGTACAACTTCTGGCGCACTAGCATGACCGAATCGGTTGCCCTTGCACCAAAGGCAAAGTGGTTGCTGGCAGAGGGTCAAGACGAGGGACACGAAAACGAATGGGCGTTGGCTAACATCAAGTCTAGCCCTGTGCTGCGTTACAAGCAGAAAGACATTGAGGGGCAACCCGCCCCAGTTCCTACTAGACTGCAGCCCGAACCACCCCCCGCAGGCATCATGGAAGCCGCCGCTGCCATTTCTGCCGACTTACAGATGGTGCTAGGCATCCTAGACCCCAACCAGTTACCAAGTGGCAATATTTCAGGCAAAGCCTTGCAGGGTCAGCAGAATCAGACTGATCTAAGCAATTTCCACTTCTACGACAACATGACCCGATCCATTCGGCATACAGGCAAAATCCTGTTGGACTTGATCCCCAAAATCTATGACACGCAAAGGGTAATGCGGATCATTGGGTCAGATGGTCAGCCTGACATGACCGTGATCAATGAAAAGAACGAAGTCAATGAGGTTTTGAATGATGTGACCGTGGGCGAATATGATGTGGTGATGGACACAGGGCCGGGCTTCCAAAGCAAGCGCCAGCAGGCAGTTGAAGCCATGATGCCCCTGCTTACAGGCAACGCAGAATTGTTCAACATTGCGGGTGACTTGGTATTCCGAAACATGGACTTCCCCGGCGCGGACGTAATTGCAGACCGCCTTGCTTCCATAAACCCAATGGCTAATATTGATGAGAAATCAGATATACCGCCTGAAGTTCAGATGCGTTTGGCGCAAGCACAGCAACAAGTTCAGCAGATGCAACAGCAATTGCAAGCCGCCCAGTTGGAAATTAACAACCGTGGTCAGGTTGCCCAAATCCGCGAAGAGGGCGCTACTAGACGCAAACTCATGGACGTTACCGCAAGGGCGCACAACACAGAAACCATCAATGAGGCCAAGGTTAATCAAACTAACCTTAATGCGATCACTAGCCAAAACAAGACTGAAATTGACGCATTGGTCAAAATGCTTATTGCAAGAATGCCTGCCGATCAGTTAATGATGGAAATTGACCGATTGAATGAAGAGCAGCGCCAGTTAGCAATGATTGGGGCGCAGGATATTTCGCACGAAGCAAACCCATTTATTAATCCACAGCAACAACCAATGCAACCGCAAGAGCAGCCAATGCAGGAACAAATGCAACCGCCAATGCAACAAACATTTGAACAACCAATGCAATGATTGACACGCAAATAATTTCGTGGTAAAAACCACAAAACCTTACCAGTTGGGTCAACTGGGTGAATTCTTTGAGGAAACTCAATGTCAGAAGTAGCAGAACGACTTGCCGCCAATGTGGTGACAAGTGAAAATTTAGCTGAATTTAATGCCAAACGAATGGGTTTAGCTGATCCACTCCCAAGCGAGGCTGTCGAACAGGCAGAGCCGCAAGAGGTTGAGCAAGGACAGAGTGAGCCGACAGAGGTAGAGAACGAAGCGACAGCAACAGAGGATAAAAAACAAAATCCCAAGCTGGAAAGACGGTTTTCAGAGATAACCAAGCAACGCGAAGCCGCACGGGAAGAAGCCCGAAAGGAACGTGAAGCAAGGGAATCATTGGAAGCAAAGGTAAGGGACTTGGAGGCTAAGTTTCAGCCAAAAGCTGACCCAGTAGCCGAAACAGAACCTTTGCCAGAGCAGTTCAGCGATATGTACGAATACGCCAAAGCGTTGACTGACTATCGAGTGGAACAGCGATTGCAGGAAGAGAAGCAAAAGGAAGTGCAGGCAAAAGCCGCAGCCGAACACGCCAAGCTAATAGACGCATGGGGTCAACGGGTAAAGGCAGCCAAAGCAGAAATGCCAGACTTTGATGACATGGTTAATTCCACAGACGTTACAGTTAGTAACGAAGTGCGGGATGCAATCTTTGAATCAGATGTTGGCCCACGCATCCTGTATCACCTTGCCGAAAATCCTGACTTTGCTGTAAAACTGCAAGGCATGACCTTGACCGCCGCCTTACGAGCAATTGGGAGATTGGAAGCGCAGTACGAAAAGACTGACGCAAAGCCTGTTGTTGGGAAAAGTAAAGCACCCGCGCCGATCAATCCAATCAGATCAGCAGCTAACGGGCGTGATGTAAACCTGACCAGTGATGGTCAATTTCATGGTTCATATCAGGCTTGGAGAGCAGCACGATTGGCTGGAAAGATTCGCTAAACCCATTCTTTTAAGGAAATAAAATGAGCAACAATCTGCTTACCATCAGCATGATCACCAACGAAGCGTTGATGGTCTTGGAAAACGAGTTGACTTTCTCTAGCGAAGTCGAAAGAAACTATGACGATCAATTCGCCGTAACTGGCGCAAAGATCGGTGCTACTTTGAACGTCCGCAAACCCGGTCGTTTTATTGGCACAACTGGCCCTGCTTTGAATGTTGAAGATTTCAACGAGACTTCAGTGCCTGTCACCCTGTCCACACAGTTCCACGTTGATACCCAGTTCACTAGCCAAGACTTGGCTTTGTCCTTGGATATGTTCTCTGACCGTGTGTTGAAGCCTGCTGTTGCAGCTATTGCCAACAAGATCGACTTTGACGGTCTGACAATGGCTAAAAACAACACCGCTAACATTGTCGGTACTGCTGGCACACCCCCAACTGGCTTGATCACATACCTGACCGCAGGCGCGTATCTTGACAGCGAGGGCGCACCCCGCGATGGTCGCCGTTCATGTATCGTTGAACCTTTCACAGGCGCAACCATTGTGGACAGCTTGAAAGGCTTGTTTGTTCCCTCAGACAAGATTTCTAGCCAGTACACCAAAGGCATGATGGGTCGTGACTCCGCAGGCATGAACTGGAAGATGGATCAGAACGTTGTGGCACAGACTTTCGGTTCTTATGCAACCGCTACCTTGGCTTGCAACACCACCACTGGTACTGGCTTCATTTCAACTGGTTGGGCTTCAACTTCTACCATTGCTTTGACCGCTACCACAGCAACTGCTGGCTTGAAACAAGGTGATGTGATCACGATTGCTGGCGTTTTCGCTGTCAACCCACAGAATCGTCAAGCCTACGGCAGCAACCGCCTGCGTAACTTTGTGGTGACCGCACCTGTAACCGTGGGAACTTCTGGCACAACTTCTGTTGTTGTTAGCCCTGCCGTGATTACTGGTGGTCAGTTCCAAAACGTTAGCTTGGCTTCCACCAGCGCAACCGCTGTTGTGACTCCATTCAACAACACTGGCACTGTGTCTCCACAGAATATCGTGATGCACAAAAATGCTTTCACATTGGCTTGTGCTGATTTGGAATTGCCTGATGGCGTTCACTTTGCTGGTCGCGCAAGCGATAAGGAATTGGGTCTGTCAATGCGTGTGGTTCGTCAATACACTATCAACAACGATTCGATCCCGACTCGCGTTGATGTGCTGTATGGCTGGGCCCCGCTGTACCCCGAACTTGCCTGCCGCGTTGCAGCCTAAAGGTTAATGGGGGCTTAAAACACCCCCGTTTCATCAAACAATTTAAGGAAAACATATCATGGCAAATCCCGGACCAGCAACAACCAACACAAACCACCCTACCAACTTAGCAACCAACCAAGCCCTGCGTTTGATTGCGTCTGCTGAGGGCGTAAATTTGAACTCAGTCGGAGACACTGTTGCTACTGTTTTATCAAGTGGTCGCGTTTCTGTTCAAAGCATCATTGTTACCAACGCATCTGTTGACCTGACCACAGCGCAATTAGCTGTATATACAGGCCCCGGTGCTACTGGCACAGCGGTTAAAACCGCCTACGCCTTAACTGGTAACACATCCGCAGCCAAAGTGGTTGTAACTGCCGCTACATCTACGGATGCAGTGACAGGAACACCCCTTTACATCCGCAACACCACCGCGCAAGGTGCGGCTGCTACTGCTGATGTTTTCATCTACGGTTACGACCTGTCATTCCTGCCTTAAAAAGAATGGAATAAGTGGGAAAGCCATCCTCAAAAGGGGTGGCTTTTTCCATTTGTAAGTCTATAATTCATTAAACTACTGAGGGACTAAACATGGTCAATACTTCTGTAATGCGCCCAAGCGGTCGCACATACGCCCTAAATTTGACAACATCAGCCAGCGCCGCACTGTTGATTGAAGCCACCACAAACGATCAAACCAACTATGTTGCATTACTGAATACAGGTTCAGGTGTTGCTGCTGTGGAATTATCCAATTCCAGCACAGTAACTGACCCAACTGTGGCATCCACTGGCAATAGCGGTTCATTTGTGTTGCCAGCAGCCATGAATTTCCCTTTGTTGATTGCCGCCCCCAAAGCGCCTTTCTACATTAAAGCTATCAGTTCAAGCACAAACACGCTGTACATCACTGCCGCACAAGCGGGTTAAGGGTTTGATATGGCAAATGAAGCCGCCGTAACCCAAACCATAAACATTGTCCCAGTTCAGGGGATATTTCAGCCTGAACCGACATTCGATTTGATCACGCTGATTGGGCCAGCGGGTACGCCTTTTTACGCCAATGTAAACCCAAATCAATCGGGTTTGAACATTACCAACAGCACGATCAACAGCACCACAATTGGCGCAATAACCCCATCCACTGGGGTTTTCACCAATATTGCAACCACCACGGGAACGATTTCAAGCGCCCCTAGTTCGCCTGATTCAATTGTGAATCAAGCCTATGTGGACGCAATTGCCCAAGGTTTGGCATTTAAAGCGCCAGCAAACTACACCACCACAGGCAATATTACGTTGTCGGGCTTGGGCGTACAGGCAGGCGGTGATTGGAATGTGACCTTGACAGCGGGAAACCGCATATTGGTGAAAGACCAAACAACAGGCGCAAATAACGGCATTTATTTGGCGGCGGCTGGCGCATGGACTCGATCCCTTGATGCCAACACCTATGATGAATTGCTGTCTGCTTATCTGTTTATTTTGGATGGCGTGACGTTGGCGGGGTCTGCGTGGGTGGATACCAACGTGCCAGGCGGGACTCTTGGGGTCACCGCCATTACCTTTGTGCGGTTTTCCAATACAGCGGTTTATTCTGCTGGAACAGGTCTAACCTTAACCAATTACGTTTTTAGCATCACCCCTGTGGGGACTGCTGGAACGTATGGATCAGCGTCTGCTGTGCCTGTATTTGTCACCAACGCATCAGGTCAGGTTAGTTCAGTCACCAACACACCAATTGCAATTGCAAACACGCAAGTGTCTGGGCTTGGCACAATGTCAACCCAAAACGCCAATTCAGTAGCAATTACAGGCGGTTCAATTGATGGAACAACCATTGGCGGGTCAACTGCTGCGGCAGTCACTGGCACAATAGTCACAGCTAATACCTATTTCAGCGGCGCAGGAACGAATCTAACAGGCACTGCAAGCGGTTTATCCATTGGGGGCAATGCAGCTACTGCCACCACCGCAACAACCGCCACAACTGCCACCAATCTAGCTGGCGGGGCATTAGGATCATTGCCCTACCAATCAGCGCCAAGCACAACCACATTCTTAGCGGCAGGGTCAAATGGTCAGGTTTTGACCTTGGCTTCAGGCGTTCCCTCATGGGCAACACCAACCACAGGCACGGTTACATCGGTAGGAACTGCGGGCACTGTCAATGGCTTAACCTTAACTGGCGGGCCAATTACAACCTCTGGAACGATTACTTTAGGCGGCACTTTAGACTTATCAGCGCCCCCAACTATTGGCAATACAACGCCAAATACAGGTAGATTTACAACTCTAACAGTTGATGACAATTCGACTTTTGGAACTAGCAATTCTGACACGATCAATTTTGTTGGGCGCATAAATTCAGACTTTGACCCCGCAACTGATAACACTTACGATTTAGGTCGAGTAGGGCACGAATGGCGTAATTTGTATATTGATGGCACAGCCAACATTGATAGTTTAATTGCCGACACTGCGGATATTAACGCGGGAACAATTGACAATACATCAATTGGGGCAACAACTGCTGCCGCTGGATATTTCACAACTTTATCGTTGACAAGCACATTGTCTGTAAATGGGTCAACAGGCACAAATGGGCAAGTTCTCCAATCGAATGGTTCAAGCGCACCCACATGGGTTACCCCAACAAGTTACGCAACGGTCACTGATGACACAACCACCGCAGCCACACGCTACCCGCTATTTGCAGATCAGACAACGGGCAATTTGACAACTGAGTTTGTCAGTTCCACCAAGTTGCAATTCAATCCATCCACAGGCGTTTTCACATCCACATCATTTAGCGGTGCGGGTACAGGATTAACGGGTACGGCAACAAGTCTTTCAATTGGCGGTAATGCCGCAACAGCGACTAGCGCAACGAGTGCAACAACGGCAACAAACATTGCTGGCGGCGTAGCCAATCAGATTCCCTACCAAACAGGGGTGGGTGCGACTTCATTCATCACCGCGCCAACCACCGCAAGCACGGCGCTTACATGGAACGGGTCAGCGTTTACATGGGCAACACCAACAGGTGGTTTGACAATTTCTGATGACACAACCACAAATGCAACTCGATATTTGACATTTACAAGCGCAACAACAGGAACAATCACAACTGAAAATGTTGCCAGCACTAAGTTGACATTTAAACCTTTTACTGGAATATTGGCTGCGACAGGATTTTCTGGGCCAATTAATGGAAGTATTGGCGCAACAACCCCATCCACGGGTGTGTTTACAGATGTAAATACACCAAACACATTTGGCTTTAAAAATCGCATCATCAATGGCGATTTCAAAATTGCACAACGTGGGACATCATTTACAAGCGGAAGTAACAATGATGACACTTACAACCTTGACCGCTGGTATGTTTTATCTGATGGCAATGATATTGTTGACATTACCCAAACAACAACTGTGCCAACTGGCGCACAAAACTCTATTGGTTTAGATGTTGAAACTATTAACAAGAAGTTTGGTATTGCTCAGATTATTG